AAATTTATCACCCACTTTAATATCCAAACTTGTAGAAAAGATTTTAATAAATTTTAGCCTTCCAGCAATTCACTGGGTTGTTCGTAAATAATTACTTATTTAAGCCGCCATTGTCATTCGACGGGTACTCTCTTGAGCAAAACTAAATACTCTATGTCTACAGAACTCTCTGGCAACTCCCATATCACATATAAACCTTACAGTGATACGTCTAACGTGATATTCTGTAGGTTCACATAGATACTGCAAATCATCAAGCCAGCCATTCTGAAGTAGTACTCTATAGTTAGTCGTAATGCAGTAATGTACTCCGTCAGGATGTAAAGTCCATTCGGAATACTTGTTATTGACATATTTATTTGCAACATCGAGCAGTCTTCCAGAGCAATCAATTATGAGGTATACAGTGCCATGCTCTAACATAGCAGTATGACCTCTAGCTACAATAACATTATCAATAAACTTTCTGGCACTATCTTCAGTAATCTTATCTTCAGACTTGTAACAAGTCCTTGCACACAGTTCCATGTGTTTGAAGAGACCTTCAACACCTGGTTCCTGGTTAATAATTTCTACTTTCGGTTTGATTAGACGCACTAATAAAATGTTACTTCTTTAGAACCAAATTCATCTAATTCTTTAATTGTTTCATCTTGTACTATATCATCTATAGGTTCTGGAGCATTTCTAGACCATATAGACTGTAGGTATTTGGGGTCTTTAAGATACCGAAGTCCACAAGGAGCAGTGTGGGGAAATTCCTTCCTCTTCTCCTCAACATCGGTATAAACCCTTTTATATACTTCCATTATGTACCATTCTGAGTTGGTACTACCTTTCACAGTCATATCTGGAGCATAACTAGAAATATTCATATAACCATTATCAGCTGCAAATATGGTGGTAACTTTATCAACAATCTTATCACAAAAGATCCTAACGTCAGTAAGTACTACATACAGTCCACCATTCCTTAGCTTAACAACCATTGTATTCTCTAGATCATTCAGAGTCATCGTCCCAATTCAAATAAGGATTAGATGCAAGATTATAGTTATAATACCTTGTATCTTCTGTGACTTCATCTCCAACAAAATCAGGCAATTCTGGATTCAAAGTTGCCTGAGTTAATTCACACTCAGCAATTGTTAATCCTTCATTGTCTCCCAAGAACTCATCAATTTCCCATTTGTTACCTTTATGGTAAACTATATAACGTACTTTACGTATAACGTTCGGGCAAAGTTTTAACAATTCTAATGCTTCATACTTTGGAATTTCCTGCTGCCATTCAAACCTACTAAGAGTTCCCTTAGCTTTTATAAATAGCCAGCCTTTATTCTCCCTAATAGCTATTCTAGTCTCAGATAGAGGATTGTCTCCAAGATAACCCTGGACTATCAATCCTGCTCTTTGAGCTTGCATTTTATAGCTATTATTCTTTACTAAATACTTTCTTTCAATTTCTGTCATAATTAATGTACCCAATAGTCTTCAATAGATATATCCGCACCTAAATGTGCTCTAGTACAGAATGGCTCACCTCCACTTTCCATACACTTCACAAGTATCTTGCCTACCTCTTCAGCAATATTTTCAGGTGCTTCGACATTATGTTCATCATGAACAGGTACACAGTATCTAACTGTGAATAACAAATTGTTCTTCCTTAGCCAATTAAAGAATTTAATGGCAGATAATTTGAAACACATAGAACCAGCATGTTGAATAGGATAATTTATTGACTGTTTCATTGAATCAGATAACCTTCTCCTCAAATGCTGAGAGCTTGTTTTGTAATAATTATCACCGTTAGATCCTAACATATATTTAGCTTCTGGAGAACCCAATTCGCTGTCTATCTTACAAAGATTATCCCAATCATATATGAATGCTTTATGTTTAGTAATAGGATTAAGAAGGATATATCCCTTATCTAGAACGTCTTCCCTCCTAAATTCCTGATATCTCTTTAATCCAGAGAAACCAGACATATAATTATCATATACTTCTTGAGCCCTTCTCTTAGTAAGACCATAGTTCTTCATTAAAGTGTTCCAATCTCCTCCATAGTTGAAACAGAACTCATACCCTTTAGCAGCATCTCTAAGAGGTTTATATTTAGCCTTAACTTCAGATAATGGAGTATCATCAGGAATATCAGTGAATACTATTCTAGCAGTTAGACTATGTAAATCTCCACTTCCATTTACTAATTCGTCCAACATGGCCACATCATTAGCAATAGACGCCATTAAGAAGGATTCCTGTCCTTTATAATCACAACTGATCCATTTATATCCAGAATCTGCTATAAAACAACTTCTAGTAAATGGATCATGTGGAAGATTCATTAGGGACGGGTTGGTTGCAGACAATCGACCAGTATCGGCTCCTAATTGGAAATAATCTGGATGAATACGTCCACTAACTGGATTAATCTTATCTATAAACTTTTGCCCAAAAGTATCAACAAGTATTTTAGCCTTCTTATACTCTACATATAATGGAACTATAGTACACTTATTGGCTTGTGGCTTAATAAGCTTTATATCAGCAGATTTCTTCTTAACTTTGGTCTTTGGGTCTATAGTAGTACAGTTAAGACCTAGATGTTCAAATAAAGGCACTACTTGTTGGCTACTAGACCAGTTTACATTACATTTAGCACAAGTATCAAATCCAGAGAACAAATCTCCCTGTAGATTACGTGTTACATATGGAAATGCTTTATCATACTCATAATGAATAAGTCCAGTTTGAGGATTCTGAACTCTCTTTACATTACTCATATTATTGTTAAGGGAATCAAATAGTTTAAACTCTTCCATAATGGGAACTTCTTCGGTAGATACTCTAATATATCCCTCAGTAGAAGATTTATGTTCTTCATAATAATCCTCTACCCACTTATTAAGAGCAGCTTCTGCTTTATTAACTTCTTCTTTATCCCTAGACATCTTTTGCTTCCATTTGATTGGATCAAGTTTAGCTCCACAATATTCCATATAAGCAATTACTGGAGTAAACTTCATTTCAAATTCAGCAGCCTTAGTTAATTCTTTCTTCTCTAGCTCTGCATCTTGCTTCTCTTTAATCTTAGTAAGATACATAACATCACCAGCAGCATATTGTACTACTGGTATTGTTAAACCTTGTGTGATAATTTGTCCTCGAACTGTTTTATCAATATCTATACCAAGATAGAAGTCAGCGGCAGCTTTTAAAGCAAGACTATGAAACTGAGGAGGATACCCTAGATAGAGTATCTTCTCAGCAATCATTCCATCCCATACATTATAAGGAACTATTCTATGATGATATAGAAACCTTAAATCAAACGCAATATTCCAACCTAGAAATGTTTTAGTAGGATCTTCAAGCACACATCTAAGCTTTTCAATTGGAATGGTTACATTATCAATAACTATCTGATCCTCCCCTAAACCATATTGAGTACACAATAGCGGTTTTGTATATGGATCTAATCCCGCGGTCTCCGAATCGTACTCAATCCAACTATGAGGCATAATCATGTCTATAGCATCAGACAGAGACAGTTCTTTATAAGCATCAGTTTCAAATAGTGATTTCTGATTACTTACTAGATATATCATGAAACCTCTATGTCAATATTACTAATATCAACATCTCCTAAACTACTAAGTGCGGCTTGTATTCTACTCTTAATAGCTTCTACAGCTTCATCCACATCTAGATGTCCATAATATTCATACCATGCTAATCCTTTAGCGTTAATATCAATCTTAAAGACTTTCTCTTCTACATTATATGGAGCAAATGGATCCACGTCTGCCCCTAAAGGTAAATTACTCATTAATTAATGATTATAAATTAATAATAAGTAATCTATTAACAGATCTCGTTACCGAGTCTTAATTTCCGGTATCAAAGTATAATAATGTGGGATTATCCTTTTGAATATCAATAGAATCTAAGTTCCTAATAGCAAGCTGTTGAGCAAACTGATTAGTATCAAATCCTATTGTTATAAGATGGTATCCGTGGACTGTAGGAATAATATGCTTTACTTTTACGTCTTGAGAACCTCTACAATTATTAACTATGTTAATAATATTGTTAAGATAATTTTCATTCTTACTGTCAACATCAACAATCCCAAATCCTATATCCTTGATAACAGTTGCCTTCCTGAATTAATTTAGCATATTCTTGAATTGCAGTACAAGCAACTTGCTCAGCATTACGTTTATTCAAAGTTATATATGCTCTTGCATGATTACTCTGACACAGTTCAGTAATTTTAGCTCTTTTACGTTCTAGCTGCTCTTTACTAAATATATAGTAAGTTTTAATGGTTCTATAGCCATTATTACCTGTGTCAGTTACACAACCGTCCTTCTTACGCTGGATAATTTGTAAGAAGTAAAATTCATTAGGGTCATTAAACTCTAATATATCTGATCAAAATTATCTACTATCATCCTCTTGTTATTTTAAGTTTAGGTGTCCATACTTCTCCTAATGCTCCTTTGTTACATCCTAGACCTATCCACTTAATAGTTGGAAAGAAGTCAAATAAATAAGAGAATACACTGGCATTTACATTAGGAATTTCAAAATCATTCCAGTACAGCATTATATATTCATCCTCTATATAATAACCTCTAACTGTGTGTACAAACGGATAACCAATCTCGCTAAACCATTTAGCATGCGAGCAATCCATATGCTTACTAGTTGGAAACTTAACTAGTAGTGTGTCAGACTCCAAATAAAATGGTTTACGCTTCTTGTGAAATTCTTCTTCGCTCATTATTATACTTATTTACTTCAATTAGTCTATCTGTAGTTACAAGGAGCAATCCAATACTAAATGCCCATAAAGGAGCAGCTGGAACTATAAATAAAGTTATGAACCCAAGTACAGCTCCTAGTATTAGCCAAGGAACTCCCCATATAAATAGATTTAGTATGCTATTATTGTCAAAATCAGTCATATTTCTTGTTTCATATCAGTCACTTGGAATTACATCTAAATTTGTTAAATAGAATCCGTTATCATCTAGGTCTCTCTGTACGAAGTATCCGTTAACATCTACAGTCTCTCCCTTGAGAGTATGTATCATAACTTCCCTGTCTCGATCATACCTTTGGAGAATTTCAATCAATTGACCTACTAGTAATGCCATTTGTCATAATATAAAGAGAATCTGTATAATCTGTTTGCCACAACAATAAACCATCCTCCTCCAAAGCATAGTTCACCATCTGCATGTCTGTAAGATTTATGGACATCATATTTACCTTCCAAGCTGTTAAAGAATGCTGCATTGTACAGCATTCTGTAGTGATATAACTCATCAAAGGTATGAAATCCGTCTGAAACCTCACCTTCAGGCAGGAACAAATTCCTTAGTCTTTGTAATAGTCTCATTAGAATTTACCCTCATTAGGTTGTAAACAAATCAGACCTTCATTACGCCACATTTCCACACATTTGCAATTGTCTTCAAGTACAAATGGAATATAGTATTTACCTTTGATATTGTCTTCATAGAGCTTCTTCTTACATATAGGACCAGCTACGAAGCTATTAGCGGGACGCATAAGAATCATATCTGGATGTAGGAAGTTATTCTCCAACCACTGTTCTGTAGCTTTACGAACTTCTGGAGTATCTTCCCTACCAGTTAGTATTATTAACTTAGCAGGATAATTATCACAGAAGTTTCTAATAAGTTCAAGAATAGGAGTAATAGGCTCATCAGTAAGCATACCTTCAGCTGCACCTTCTCCATAGAACGGACGACCACTAGTATTCAGACACACAGTTGCATCCATATCTACTATAATTGCTGCTGGTAGGTTAGTGTCTTGAACTAATGCTTTAGCCTTAGCAGCCATAATTTCCTCATGAATTATGAAGTCTCTATAGCGTCTCCAAGTCTGCCTAATAACCTTCTCACCTATAGGATGTTCTCTTTTAGCATCACGGCGAATACATTCATCTACGGGAGTCCAGAAATCTTTATATTCGACTTCATACTTCCAATCGTAGGTATAATTCTCGTTAAAGTCCTTAACCATCTTCTCTAACTCAGCACAAGTCTTAGGATTAAGGTTCATATTATCAACTACGATATTGTAACCTTTCTCCATACTATAAGCTAGTACAGTGTTATAAGTTGCAGTGACAACATTCTCTCTACTAGGAACCCAATAGTCTCCTAACATGTTACGAACATCATCGTTGTTGAATCTAACTCTATGCTCTGGGTCTTCATGACACCATTGTTTAGCCCAAGTAGACTTTCCCGACCCCTGTCACTGGAGCCCTCTGCATATAATTAGCTTTCGCTGGCAGAGGGCTCCTTTATCATTAGTTTGTTCCATTTACGTTTCAAATGAAATAAGTTATTATTAGTTATTACATCTTGTAACAACTGTAGTATCTCTCTTCTGCATATCCTGATAGTTGTAGAACCTTCCCTATTTGATATGTGCTCTGGAATATCAAGCGTCTCCATAAATTCCTGATAGAATTGGGTCCATGACTCATGAGCTGTAATAGTTATACAGAAGGCATTAGAAGAACCGTTAGGTTGAATACTTCCATCACCATCTATTATTCCTATTAGTAAAGCTAGCAGTAATTCCTTATCATAATCCTTAAATACAAAGAAATCTATAGGATTATATGTCTTCCTAGGCTTAAATCCGTATTTCTCCATAAATTTAGGGTTTGACTTTACAATATCTTCCCAATTAGAAATATCATCTACCTCTAGATAATCGTCTATCTCTGTTTTAGAATCTACTATTTCTCCGTCCTCTTCGTAATAATCTCTGTCCTCTATTCTGGTGACGGCATCTTCGTAATTAAGAGCTTGAATCTTTATATGCTCATAAAGAGTTGCCTGCACTGTTGATGTTACTAAAAATTCAAATGTTTCCATTAATCAACATTACATAAGACATCACTAAATCCACTATAATCTAAGTCGGCTAAAATGTCTCGTATAAACGATATGTAATCTCTAGTACTTTGTAAATCCCGTATATACTCCTTAGTGGATATCATCTCCTCTATAAGTTCCGAATTACCATGACAGAATTTCTCGTACTCCACTCGTCTAGCTTCTGCTTTAGCAATGTCATCATCAAGGTCTCGAATTACTGATTCAACATCACTAACAGTGAGTTTAGTATACTTCTCTTCATTACCAGCATATGCTACACTAAGATTATCAAAGAATCTTTGATACACCTCATTAGACCTACTGAATGATTGAAGTAGTAACCTCTCCTCTGGATGTGCTTTAGGCACTAAATAAAATGATAAATAACTACTCATTTCTCGTTAGTTGGCTTAAGCCATAAATTGGTCTTACTAAAGATATAATCTCTAAGTCTTGGAAGGTAATCAAGATATGTTAAGGTTCTAATGGTATTGCATCTAAAACACTTAATCAGTTCCTCTCTAATTCTCTCCTCAGATACTACTGGCATCATAGTCATAGGATACCATAGCCTGCCACATATCTTCAGATACCCGGAATCTCTTAGTAACCGCAAACCTAATGGCTCTAAGTATCCTAAGAGGGTCATCATCGAAAGTTACAATAGGAGGTAATGGAGTCCTAAGAAGTTTCTCCTTAATGTCTTCCAAACCACCAAAGTAATCAATTATTTCTCCAGTATCAGGATTTTTAGCCATAGCATTAATAGTGAAATCTCTGCGTGATAAATCATCATATAGATTACCTGGTTCTACAATAGGAATCCTAGTGCCTGGGACATATCCTACTTCCTTCCTTGCCATCACAAAGTCTGCTACACCTTGATACTTATACCCTTCTGGGAACTTAGCACGTATGGTATAGCACTCTGGAGTTACTAAGAAGATTTCAAACTTCTGCTCTTCTAAGTAGCTCTTTAATGCTTTGAACATTAGTTGAGCTGGACTAAGCTGAGCTTCACATGGGTGAATTTTACTATAGACTGCCTCTGTAGGCACAGCTACATAATCAACATCCTTATTAGTAAGACCTAATGGCTCATCGCGTATCTTACCACCTACTTCATAAAATTTAAAATCTTCCATTTTAATAAAAATATTATTCTTCCATTTTATCAAATGACTGTATTAACCCTTCTTACCAGTCATAGACGCATCCTATTATTCTGTTCTTCTTAACGAATCCATACAATTGATCAATGGCTTCCTCATATGTTATGCCTGGAAAGAGTGGGCAGCATAGATTTTGGCCTTCCTCAAAGTTCTCAGGGACAGTATAGTCCATATAATTAACCTTAGAATATCGTTCAAAGTATTCATAGCTATCCAGATAGGGAGGAAGACTTACATAGCCATCAGTAGGCAATAAGTTATATGTGTCTAGAATTTCTAACGCCTGCTCTTTAGTAATAATTCCTGCATCCTCAAACAGTTTATCAGCTATTTCGCCTTTAAGCTGTCCTACTTCTGCTAGCTTACGGGTTAATAAACTTAGCTTACTAGATACTTCTTCCGTCATATATAAGTGGATATTTGTTAAACTCCTCATCAGTACCTTCAAATGGAGTGATATTATAGTTATAATATTCACCCCAATCTATGCTATTTAGTACTTTAAGGACATCTTCGTCTGTCATATACTCGTAATCATATCCTTCTGCTGTTACTATAAATTCATCGTCAACTATGCTGACGGCTAATTCGTAAGCATAATCATCAGCAGCTTTAGACATGTTATCATCATACATAGAAGGTGCATAAGCGACCACAAATTTATTCTTGCAGTCGTTTATGCACTCAATTAAATACCTATTCATTACTGGTCTGCTTCTATATCAATTTCTCCTTTATCTAATGACTTAGACTCCTCTCCTAAGAATCTAAAGCATTTAAGTTTGTAAGCTTCAGATAAACCATTCTCAATGCGAATCACTATACCTTCATGTGGTACATCATTGTGACATGTAGGTGAAAGTTCTTCCATGTAGAACCTTTTATCATTAGCTAGCTTTTGGGTAAAATTCTCATTCCAATGCTCAGTCTCATCAAGCTCTGGATATAAATCCTTAGCATATCCGTAATATAACTGTTCTACCGGAGTAAGTCCTTTATCTTTACACCACTGTTGTACTTGTCTAGCAGAGTATTCAAATACCACACCATCTGGATTTGTATAAGTAATACGGTAAATTTGGATACCGAAATTCTTACCATATTCATACGGTGTAGTCTGAGTAGTAGGATCCCATATAGGTCTCTTATAACCATAGTCATAAGCTTTACCATTCATTGCTTGAATAGCCTGACCTGTAGGCAGCCATCCTATGATTTCATAATAAAGAGTAAGTCCTTTAGTAAGATACGGAGACAATTTAGAATGAGCTTCACCCCAAATATCACAACCATAATATCCTGCACTTGCTTCTTTATTGTAATACTGATTTTTAACTACCTTTCTAGAAGACCATAAGTAGTCATACTTAGTGTCTGGAACATCTGTGAACCAGCTAGCCACCTTGTCTTTCCATCTTAATGGTCTTTTACATAGTACATCGGCAGAAATACCTGATGTTCCATGTACTTTGGAAGTAATACTAATAATATCATTAGGTTTAATAACCCAAGGACATTTCTTAATAAGAACAGTATCATAATGAAATCTAAACTGATTCTCTACTAATGCCTTTAGGCTGCTTAGCTTGCCTAGAAGAATTTCCAGAAGTTTTAGGAGGATTCACTACATACTTCTTACAAAGTATATGTTTATCCAAACTATCAAATTCTGTTCCTTCTTTTAAGTTGGTAATTACTTCATGAGATTCTCCTATAAAATCCAGCCATTTATATAACGAATCTATAGGCATTATAAATCCCTCTGAAGGAACTCCCTGCAACTTAATAGGCTTTACCCTACCATTATCCTCAAAGAAACCTGGAGAAGCTTCCTTGTTAGCATTGTGTCTAAATAGATTACTAGCTGCCAAATATTTATTAGCAATCTGACATCCTACAGGGAAATATATATATTGCCCTGGTTGAGTATCCTTAGATACGGATATCATATAACCATCTACATGAACACATTTCATCCTTTCACATTTAGGATTAGGTGTGAAATCTTTTACTTAAATTATCTTAGCTGCATAATTAACATTAAACTTAGAAGATTGATTTATACGCATGTATTACGGATAATTTCCGTCTGTAAATAGATAATCTATACAAGTGTCCAATCAGTACGCTCTACAGCATCAGGGAACCACTTAGTTACCTTGTAATACTGATTAGAGTTAGGCTTTGGATAACATACTATACTACCCTTAAGCATAGTATACCTTCTACCAGAAGGATTAGTAACTGTCTCACCTATACGCATCATAGATAATGCTTCTCCAAAGTCAAATACTTGTTTCTCCATAATCTTAAAAATTTATTTGGTTTTACAATTAGCTTCTAAATAATCATAGAGTTCATCTATGTTCTTTAGAATCTCATTACCTTGCTCGTCTGTAGCAACTATATGTGGATTTTCTGATTTCTCATACACCCACCATTGAATCCAGTCCATACCTTCTTCGTTATAATACTCAGACAGAAGTAACATTGCTAAATCCTCAGCATTGGTTACTAGTGGACTTTCCATTATATCAATGCCCATATTGTAAAGCTTTCTCATTTGCTCTACAATATTAGTAAGAGAGTGAATTGCATGTAGGAATGTAGTCTTTACCATACTATTTTATCGAAGTTATCGCTCATAGTTTGAATTGTAGCCGAATCATAGTGTTTTAATAAAGCAAGATAATAATCAAATATAGATTGGTACAAATCATCCTTTTCAGCATCAGTAAGGGAGTTGCCAGCAAGGGACACCATTAAATCAGCTATATTAGAGCTTAATAATACAGATGTTTTATTTATCATCTAATGTTACAAATAAAGTAGCCAGTATGTCCAGTATCTTTCTATCACTCATATCATTGATGGTTAGTAATGTTTCTCGAATTGAGAACACATCATTATCTGGGCGATAATGAGTTCTCATAACTCTAATAACATCATCTACATCTCTGATTAAAGTATCTTCATCATAAGCTATATCGTCCCTGTATTTAAAGAACTGGATTTTAGGCTTACCTTTCCTTCTATATGCTACTATATAATTCATTCTCGTGTAAGTTCAAATTCACGCATAAAGTTAGCAAATACTTGTGCCAACGATTCATCTTGTTTGTTGTTATAGTAATAATTGAATGCATGAAACACTTCATGCCAGAAAGAGTTCTTAATCTGTTCTTCAGTCAGATTAATTACCTTTCCATCATCAGTCTTCATGCATTCTGCTACCTTTATTTCTAATGTTAGATTACAATGAGAACCAAAGATATCACCATCATCTATAAAATCACACAAAGTGACTTTATACCAATGATTGGCTATTCTAACCTTACTAGGGATGTCATATTTATTCATAATCCCTAATACATTTTAGAACTGGCTGTAGAGGACAACCTTCATCACTAAGATAGAAATACTTCACAGTAGCCATCTTACCAATGATTTCATCCATTCTGTCAAGATATTCCCATTTTAACTCACGAGGACCCATAGGTTTGGCTTCAAACTCTTTACCCTCTTTAGTTTTACATACAAATACCATGTCTTCGGGACGTAATCCTTCACTATAACCAACAATTTCAAATTCTGCGTCCTTATACATTTTGACTTTAATCATAGCATTAGTTCTTCCTCCAAAGTTATATACCTTAGAAGGGTCACGAATAACTATTCCCTCAAAGCCTTCACCTACATACTTGTCATGTAGTTTCTGTATATTAGCCCAACCAACAACTGTTTCTTGAGGAACTATTTGGAACTTCAATTCTCCATCATCCCATTCTCTTTCTGGATTGAAACCTAAATTCAATTCATCAGTAATGTCATGAAGAATATCTAGTCGTTCCTCAAATGTTTTGGTACTATCCATTACATCGTAAATATAATATTCAAGCCAATCCATTCCAGCTGTATCTTTCTCCAATCTTGCTGCACCGCTAATTTGCTGTAGAGATTTACCATGTTTATATAGTTCACCATCTAATACAATATCAGGATGTTCTTCAAAGAATTGAATAAGTTTTGGATTATGACGCATGAAGGAAGTTGAAGCATCGTAATCACCACCTCCTCTAGAGGCAGTTCTTACTTCCCCATCCTTCCAATAGAAGGAGCATCTAACTCCATCTATCTTTCTGCTACCGTACCAATATTTGATTTTATCAAACACACTAGTAGCAACTTTGTCAGCTTGTTTAGCTAACATATGCTTCTTAAATCCATTTGAATCAGTAACACCATTACCTAAGTGTTCCTCAACAAATGCCTCAACTGCTACAGCATTATTAATTTTAATTGAAGATGGTAGCAGTTTATACCCTTTATCTGTGTATTTCTTTAAATGAGAGTTATACTCTAATCGAGCCTGTTCAGATACGGTTCTTTTAACCTTACCTTTATAAATCCATATCTCTGGCTGTACAGTTACTTTACCACCATATTGATATGTCTTTCTTCTAATAACAAACCCATGTTGAGCATCATCCCATTCGTAACTAATCTCAACTACTCTAGTTTTACCCTTGTTGTCTTTAGTTACTAATATGTCCATATTAATTTACACTCTTATGCAATTAATCAAGATCGTCAATAGTTACAGATTCATTACAATCTTTGATGAGCGAGTTTACTAATTCAGCACGCTCTGTAGTTAACTTCTTAGCTATCTCCTCTGCTTCCTCCGCCTTTGCACGATATTCAAATTGCATCGCATAGGCTTTTTGGATTTCTACGCCTAATTCCGTAATCTGCTTACTTCTAGTTATTACTTCTTCTGAGTTTAACATATAAATTTAAACAATAATTAATTAGTTCCAGTGTGTCCAAATCCACCTTTACGATCTGTTTCATTTAATCTGGCTACCTCTTCCCATTCAACCTTAGCAGCCCAGCCGAAGACTAACTGTGCAATGCGTTCCTTGTCTTCAATCCATACTGCTTCATGCCCATTATTGATAAGAATGACATGTATTTCATCTCTAAAATCTGCATCTACAGTGCCAGGCGTGTTAAGTACAGTAATTCCTTTTTTCAGAGCTAGTCCACTCCTAGGTCTTACTTGACATTCTGCCACAAATCCATCTGTAGGCTCTGGAAGAGCAATTCTCAGTCCAGTCGGAATAAGTGCTCTAGCTCCTGGATCCAATCTTAGCATAGTTACTTTATTACCGTCCATTTTAGGTGATGCGAATACGACCTCGCAGTCACCAAAGGCTTTAATAGGATTATCAACTGTCACTCTACTAAAGTCTGCACGCACATCCATGCCTGCTGACATGGGAGTTTCATACCGAGGAAGTTTGTTGTTGGATAAATTAATTACTTGTACTTTCATTGAGTGTAAACGAATAAATTGAATTCTTAGTTTTAAATATCTTTTTATTCCAATCTATAGACATTATATTGGAAGTAGTATACCACCTATCAGTGTTATCAAGGACTAATGGTAGACCTTCTGTAAAGGCAGGAGTTGTACCTGATTCTGTAAACCCTACCTTTTGTCTAGCATTATTAATTCCCTCAATCTTAGTGATAGTCATATATCCT